CTGAAAAAGTAAATTTGTTTGATCCTAAGAATCTAGCTATTGGTGCAGTAATTATGATTATTGGTATTGGTGGTAATATGGCGCTTCCAAATGGTTTATTCCCATTTAGTGTTCCCGTATTTTTCCCTAATGGTATTCCTGCAATTGTTTTTGCTGCAATTCTTGGAATTAGTCTAAATGCAATTTTTCAAATTTTCTCCCCTAAAGAAACAGTATAGATAGTAAATATAGATGCGTACTTTATTAAGAGGGCAGCCATTGGTTGCCCTTTTTGACATTAAGGAGGTCTATCATATCTGAAGCTACTTATAATGGAATTTATGAAAAAGATTTAAGTGATGAAGAAATGGCTGGAGTTTATGAAAACAGAAATGTAATTGGTTTATTAATAAATCAATATGTTTTTATAAAGAATAATGATGGGAAAGTTGTAGATAAGTTTAGATGGGATGGCGAAAAATTCTCGCCTCTTAAGTATTCAAATTATCCAGGTCAAAGACTTGGCGGAAAGATTGTTAAGCCAATAAATGATGAGCAACAAGCATTGTTTGATTTATTGGCAAATGATGATATAAAAATCAAGGAAATAAAAGGTGTGGCAGGGTCGGGAAAAAATTATTGTGCTATGGCCTTTGCTTTATCGAAAATATATAAGGGTGGGAGTCATTCTAAATATCAGAAGATTGTGCTAGTGAGAAATAACGTGGAAGTAAAGAATTCAAGCCCTTTGGGTGCTTTGCCTTCTGGAATTAATGAAAAGCTTTTGCCTTATGCTATGCCAGCCGCAGATATTCTTGGAAGTAAGTTGGCATTAAATAGAATGATTGCAGATGAAAAAATAGAATTGCTACATCTTGGTTTTGCAAGAGGTCGCAATTTTGATAACAGTATTTTGATCGTGGACGAGAGTGAAAATTTGACAAGCGCTCATGTGGCATTGTTAGTTTCTCGTGTTGGTAAAAACTCGATTATATTGTTTTTAGGAGATCAAAGACAAGTAGATAGGGTTGTCTTTGAAAAAGATTCAGGATTGGTTAGATTGAATTCTAGGCTGTCTGGGAATCCACTATACGGATGTGTGCATTTGAAATCGGTTGAGCGTTCTGAAACAGCTCGATTGGCTGAGTTATTACAAGACTGATAATTACTTTGAGATTGATAAATAAAAAATATTTTGTAGGGTTAGAGAGGTGAAAAAATGCCTTCGAGCAAACGCACGAGCGCAAAAGAGGAAAAGACAAAAATTTATTGCAGAAAATGCATGAGAAGCTTATCAGAAGGAAAGTTTTATAAAGCGGCAGATCACTTTCTAGATAGCAATGGACACATGTCTATTTGTAGTGAGTGTATTGCTGACATGTATCATAATTTTTATTCTACTGATACAGATATATCAAGAACTATTTACAGAATGTGTAAAATATTGAATATTCAATATAATGAGGGTGCTGTAGATTCTGCTAAAAGACATGTTGCAACAATGGAAGGAAATGGAAAAACGGTATCAAATCCTTTTGGTATATATAAAACAAAACTTTTAAAATCTCAAAAAACAAGTTTAACAAATAGAGATATGGCAGAAGATTTTACGTTTGAAGAAATTACTCCAGAAGTAAGAGAAAAACTTCAACCAAACGGAAAAACAGAGGCGGATTTAATATATTTTTGGGGAGATAATTTTACTCAGGATGACTATATTTTTCTTGAAAGAGAATTATCTGAATATCAAGGATCAAATGTTTGTGATACAAAACAGCAATTTTCTTTATTTAAAAATATATGTATAAAATCATTGCAAATGAGAATAGCCAGATCGGAAGGTAGAAGCGATTCCGCATTATTAAAGGATTATCAGGCTTTGTTGAAGACTGCTGGAATTGATCCTTCGAGAGCTACGGCAGCCAATACTGGTGAAAGTATAGATACGTTTGGAAAGAAAATAGAGCTTTATGAAAACTTTGATCCTTGCGAAGTTTATACGGATAGAGAATTATATAAAGATTATTTTGGAATCGGGAAATATTATGATTATCATGTTACTCGTCCAATACAAAACTTTACTGGACAAACTAAAAGATTTCCTATTTCTGAAAAGGATACTAAAGAAGATGAAACTTTTGATTAGAGGTGAAATATATGGCTACTTTTCAAAGACCGTATAAAAATCAGAAAATAAAAGATTCACAATCGGACAATGTTTTTATAAAACCACAAAATATGGTTTTAGCAAAAGATATTGATGAAGAAAGAAGGGAAAGATTTGTTAAATGGGTTACGTTTTTTAGAAGAAATCCCCATAAATTTATTGAGGATTATTTTGAAATACGTCTTTATCCATATCAAGTTATGATGATATGGGCATTACAAAAAAGCGAATTGGCTTATTTTGTAGCTGCTCGTGGTACTGCAAAAACATGGATTATTGCTGTTTGGTCTTTGACTTTAGCAGTTTTGTATCCTGGAATTAGAATTGTTGTTTGTGCAAAAACAATTAAACAAGCTGGACTTATTGTATCTGAAAAAATAGGTGATTTGAGAGAAAAACATCCCAATGTTGATAGGGAAATATCTAAATTCACATCATCAAAAGATTCTTATGGGGTTGAATTTCAGAATGGTTCAAAACTAACGATTGTAGCAAGTAGCGACACTTCGCGCGGTAATAGAAGCAATTACACTATTATTGAAGAAGCAAGGCTTGTTCCTCAAGAAGTTTTAGATGCAGTTATTCTTCCGTTTCTTGTTATTAGAACCCCTCCATATAAGACAAGGCCAGAATATATAGATAATAAAGGGTTGAATGAAGAAGGAAGACTCACCTATATTACATCTGCCTGGTATAAATCTGAACCATGGTTTAATACTGTATTGAAATGCATGGAACGTATTTCTAATGGGGATGAAACTGTCGCATTTTTAGCTTTTGATTATCTTACAACATTGACGCATGATATAAAAACAAAATCGATTATTAGAAATGAAACTGCTAGTATGGATAAATCCAATATTAATATGGAATATAAAAATCTTCCAAGTGGTAGCAGTGGAAAATCATATTTTGAAATGTCTTTATTTAAGAGAAATTTAAAACAATCTTTTTATCCACAAAAAGATGATACATTTAGAAAAAAGAATCCTTATGATATTCCAAGAGCAATAGGGGAATTGAGGTTTGTATGTGTTGATGTTGCTACTCGTGCGAATAATCCAAACGATAATTCTATTATTTCGTGTATACGAGCAATACCTACAAAGAAAGGATATGAAAGACATCTTTCTTATATGGAAAGCCATGAAGGACAGCATGTGGGCGTTCAGGCTGAAAGAATTAAGGAAATATTTGTAGATTTTGACGCAAATTATATTGTCCTAGATATTCAAAATGCCGGAATTTCCATCTTCGATTTATTAAGTGAAAATACTGAATCTAAAAAAAGAGGTATTGTTTTTCCGCCTTATACTGTTGTTGATGAAAGTTTTCAGTCTGTAAAAAAAGAATCAAGAAAAGAATTACTTTATAATCATACGAGAGGCGTAAATGCATTTCCAGTTATTTTTCCAATTTCTGCAAGTCAGGGATTGAATAGCGATATAGCTTCTGCATTTAAAGTATCACTTCAGAAAAAATTATGGAAACTTTTAAGTACAGATGTAGAAGGTGAACTTTACTTACAGAAAAATTTAAAAGAGTTTAGTATTTCTGATAATGATTCCGATAATTATGCATTTTTTATGAATCCTTATATTCAAACGGGTTTATTTATTAGAGAATGTGTTAATTTAGATATGAGACTCGTAGGAGGAGATGTAAAACTTGAAGAAAAATCTGGCGCTTATAAAGATAGGTATTCTTCCGTAAGTTATGGAAACTGGATAATAAGTGCAGAATTTGATAAAAATTTATTAACACAAGAAACTGATGAAGATGAATTAGATTTAATGACATCTTTAGTCCAGTTCTTTTAATGGGAGGAGGTAATTTTGACAGAAAAAGAAATTAAGAAAGAAGAAAAGGATGACGAAATCTTACTTTCTCCGAAAGAGGTTGGCGATGTTTTAGACGTAGCTTATGCTGCAACAGTTTTCAACAGTAATTATTTTGGTGGGATACTAACGCCGTCATTATTGAATCAGGCGTTTAAAGATATTACATTAAATCCTAGTCAGGCAACTGAAGCAACGTTGACTGCATCATTGAAGTCTCCAAAAGACAACGAAAAGAATTTGCAAGAATTTAGTCAAGATTTTGAAATTCAATCTCAGATTTATAAAAAGTTATTGTCTTATCTTGGAAATCTTTTAGCGTTTGATATTACTTATTCTTCAGATGCAGAAGGTAAGCAGTATAAATCTGCGAAATACAAAAAGGACTTAAAAATTGTAAAAGATTTTTTGACCCGATTTAATTACAAGCAAGAATTTGCAACTGTGGTTCAAGAAATGTTGAGAAACGATGCTTATTTTTGTTGCCCAAGAGGAATTGAGGGTGGGGATAAAATTGTTTTGCAAGAACTTCCAAACTCAATTGATTATACCATGATTATTGGAAAATCTGAATATGGGTTTTTATTTGCCTTTAATATGGGATGGTTTTTACAATCTGGTGTTGATATTGATATGTATCCGTCTTATTTCAAGAAATTATACAATGAAACTTTTAAAAATGGTGAAGAAAAAGTAACCCCAACGCAAGACCTTGTTTCTAAACATTCTTCATGGGCTTACTGGGCTGAAATTGATCAAGATGTTGGTTGGTGTTGGAAAATGAACTCAAGTCAAGCTGTTCGACTTCCGTTTTATAGTGGTCTATTCTTAGATTTATTATCCCAGCCAACAATGAGAACATTGCAGAAGAGTATTAATATGTCTGCGGCTTCTAAGATGTTGATTGGTGAAATTCCGCTTTTGGATAAAGCGCAATCTTCACAAAAAGACCAATTTGCTTTGTCTGCTGAGAATCTTGGCAGATTCCTTTCAGTTGTGAAACAGGCGATTGGCGATGGTGTAAAAACTGCTGCTGTGCCTTTGTCTGGGGTTCAATCTATTGACTTTGATGCAGATAACGAAATGTATTCATCTTATCTTAGAACAGTAGTTGGTGCATCGGGAGTAAATGCAAACCTGATTTTCTCAACTGATGTTAGACCAAATGCTGTAGAATCTCAACTTTCTTTGAACGTTGATGAAGCGCAGATGATGTCCTTATATCCTGCTTTTGAATCATTTATTGAATATCATGTAAATAAGTTAACCTCGGATTTTAAATTTGCTTTTAAATTTGAAGGTACGAATTTCTTTAATGATCGTCAACAGAGATTTGATAAAGCAACCGGATTGGCTGCGCTAGGAATGGTGTTGCCACAGAAAATTGCTGCAAGTATTGGCATGAATGTTTTTGAATTTCAGAGTCAACTTGAGGAAGCGCAAGAATCTAAATGGGTTGAAAAACTTACCCCAATTGTTTCTTCATTCCAGCAAGGGAGTGAAGATGCAGGTGCTCCAAAGAAAGACGATGGTGATTTAACAGATAGCGGTGCTGAAACCCGTGACGCTGGCAGTAACGAAGGAAAATAAACAGCATAAAATGCAAGTTTTATGCTACTGTGTGTGACGAATAATAAAATATTTGGCTCCTACACGCAGTATAAAAAGACTTAGTGATGGAGGAATAATATAATGTCACAAATTTCAAATACTACAAAAAATAAGTTAGATAAAATGAATCGTGCTGCTCAAGATGCCGAACTTGGAACTTTACTTCAAGCTATGCCTTTAAGCGGAACGCATACAATCACTGATGCAGAAGCAAACGCAAGTTCTGTTACGATTGATACTGGTTTAACGGCTGTTAGTGCTGGTATGGCACAAATTTTCCGTTCTGGAAGTGTTGTTTCTGCTTCAGCTTCAAGTTTGAAAGTTGTTGCTTCCGCTGAAAATCTGGTTATTTCTCAAGGTTCAGCAGTTGTAAAAGATGATGTTATTAATTGGATAGCGTTCTAAATATTTTAGATAATAGAGGTGGACACAATGATTATAAATCACGAAATGATTGAAAAGAAGTTTAAATGCAAAAAGATTCTTGCCGATTATCTGATGTATGAACGTAATCTACCTCTATTATCTCTAGATGGAAAAGATTACTATTTTACAGATAATGATTTATTGAGAGAAATTTTACAATCACTACCTTTTTGGTTGAAGTTTATAAAATTCTTTTAATAAAAGGATACTTTTTGAAAGGAGGTATACTTGAAAAAAAACGATAAAATAAAATTTGCGGTTGACAATGTTGAAATGATTGACAGCGATCCGGATTCAAGATTTGCTTTAATGTCTATGGATTTCTTTGCTTCAGGAAAAAATTTAAATGATTCGTTTGTCTCAACGGAAGTATTGAATCGTACAGCCTCTTCAATTAAGAAGTGTCCTGTTATTTGGGAATATGATATTTATCGAGATGATATTGGCACGCACTCAAAAAACACAGTTGCTTGTGGTTTCGTTTCGGAATTATCCGAAATAAAAAGTCGTGTTCTTGATGATGGTCGAACAATGTTGAATGTAATTGTTTATATCTGGAAAAATTACTCCGGTCAAATAGTTGATTTATTTAAAAGAGATGAGAATAAAAAACCAGTTTCTGTTGAAATGAGTGTTTTTGATGTAAAAAAAACAAGCAAAGGCGATGAACTTTTAGATTATCAATTTGAAGCAATAACTATTTTAGGATCGGACGTTACTCCAGCTATTCCATTAGCTCAATCTGAAATTGTAAGATTTTCAAAAGAATATGACGAAGATTTTGAACGAGAATTTTCTAGTAAAGAAGACGACGTTCAGAAGGAGAATAATATGACAGACAAGATTAAAGAAGAAGAAAAGGATAATCTTGAGGATTTGGCTTTTGAACAGGAAAAAGTTTTGCCTGAAGGTTCTTCAGAAAAAGTAGAAGAAGTTGAAAAAGATGAATTCCAAGAAGAAGTCGTTGATGAAGAAATTGTTGACGAAGAAGTTGACGAAGAAGTTGATGAAGAAGAATCTATGGTTGAAGATGAACCTGTGATTGAGGAAGAAACTCCTGAAATTGAAGATGTTTCTGAAAAAGAGTTTTCGTTGAATTCAGCTCAAACTCTCAATGTGCTTAGAGAATCTGTTTCAACTTATAAATATACAGATGAATATGGAAGTTGGGATAGATATTGGGTTACTGCTTATGATGAAACGTATACTTATTTCTATGATTGTGAAGATGGAAAAATGTATCGTGCGAGTTATAACATTAGTGGAAATGATGTTAGCGTAGATGTTGAAAATAAAGAATACGTTATTTCAGGCGGATACAAAACCGTTGCTGAATATGATGCATCTAGATTTTCTAAAGAAATGACTGATTCAATTTTGACTATTTTCAAAGATTATGAAAAATATTCTTTGATAGAAGAAGAATTAGCTAAAGAAGAAAAAGACTATAACAAGATTTTCTCAATATATAATGAGAGAATTGTCAGAATGTCTGAAGATAGAAATGCTTATCTTGCAAAGAATGAAGAACTTGAAAAATTCAAATCAGATATTGATCAAAAGAATTTTTCTTCAGAGGTAAAACTTGTTTTAAAGAAAATTGAAGAGAAAGTTGTAATTTCTCCTGAACAACTTGGAGAAATGGAAAAGAAATCTCTTGAGTTTACTTTGGACAATATCAATGAGTGGGAGACAATGTGCAAGGCGGAAACTTTTAGTTTTGATAAAAAAGGTGAAGGAAATAAAAAAGTTTATGCAACACATTGGCAAAAAAGAAGCCCTGAAAAAGAAGCAAAACCTCTTTGGGTTCACAAATAATTTAGGAATAGTCTAGCGAATAGTCTAGTAAAATAAAGGAGAAAATAAATATGTCACATAACATTTTAATCAAAAATGCCGTTGATGAAAAAAACAACGCTTTGAATCGCTCTGCATGGAGTGCTTCGGCTTTGGACAACGGATGGGTTTTTAGCCTTAATTCACAGAGTGCAATTACCGGATACAGTGAAGTTTGGCTTGCAACTCAGCCTTCAACCGGTTCATTGAGCGGTCTTTGGATGGCTTCGGATTCAGAAGTTGTATTGACTGATAGCAAATATAAAGGTATCAACCCCGATCCTCGTGATTTTAACATTGGTGCATCCACTGTTTTCACAGCTTTTAAACCGATGCCTGGAGATATTATCACTATTACCAAAGATGCCATGAATGATACTACAACTCAAGCTTTTGCTATTGCTTCCACCGCAGATTATGAATTTACATGGTCAGACAATCCCGTTGGAACAGACACAATGTGCCTGCGCTATCTGGATACAACCTATATTCCCGTTGGTAGTGGTTCCGCCATGGGCGATAGTCGTGTTGTTGCTTACCAATTTGAAGTATTGTACAACTAAGGAAGGAGGAAAAAAGATATGAAAATGACATCACAAGCAATGAATTTTGCTAAAAGTAATGAAGATTTATTCAAGAAATATCAGGATACGATGAATCATTGGCTTCATAAAAATGAAGGACTTGATACTGATTATAATGCTGAATTTTCTCTTGACGAAAAAGAATCCCAACTTAGTGACGCTTTAATTGAAGCAACTCTTAAACGAGCTGGTGCAGACTATGCTGTTGGTCAGAAAGTGGACGTTTGGTTTAATGATCGCCACATTCAAGAACATCTGTTTGCCATCGTTGGTGAAATGGTTGATGCGAATATTCCTGATACAATTAATCGTTCTATTGGTGCTTATACTGACATCCGCGTAGGTGGGTTTGGTGATAGCTTTAATTTCGATGTAAAATCTAACGATCTTTTCTTGGTTTCAAGAGCAGGTCGAGGCAAACGAAACTCTGAAATTCATCGCGAATTTAAGGGTCAGACATCGATCATCCCAGAAGCTCGTCAATTGAGTGCTGGTGTTAATATGTATCGTGTTCTTTCTGGACATGCCTCATTGGCAGAACTTACCATGAAGATTATTAAATCTATTGAAACAGAAATTACTAAAGACACATATGATGTTTTTGCTGCCGCAATGGATGCTGTTGATTCAACTGCTACAACTGGACTGTTAGTTTCTGGTTACACTCAGGAAACACTGGTTCGTATTTGTGGTCAGGTTGGTGCATGGAATAATGGTGCAAAGCCTATCGTTATGGGAACTCAGTTAGCCATGGTTAACGTACTTCCTGACGATGCTAACTATCGTTATGATTTAGAAAGTGATTATGCAAAACTTGGTTATGTTAAAACCGCTTTTGGTTATGACACTATGGTGATCCCTCAGATCGCTAATCGTGCAACCCAATTTGGTGCAAATGTAATCTCTGATGATCGTCTGTGGATTCTTTCACCTGGCGCTCCCAAACTCTTGAAACTTTGTTTAGAGGGTAAAACTCTGTCCTTCTTGGATGGTGCTATGGATAATGCAAATCTTTCACAGAATGTTTCATTTATGAAAATGTGGAAATCTGCTTTCTGTTCAAACTCGGTTGCTGGCGTTATTCAGTTAACTTAAGTTGAAAATTTAATGGAGGGGTTGAAATATATCCCTCCAGTAGTTTAGAGGAAAAATAGAAGAGGAAAAATAAAATGACTAGAAAAGTAACATCAAAAAGATTGCCTGGTGAATATAATAAAGTCGAAGTTGAAAAAGTTTTAGACATTAAAGAACCAGAGGTAAAACCTGAAGTTGATACTATTGAATTAATGAAAATGATTAATGAATTAAAAGAAAAAATAAATTCTATGGAAGCTGAAAAACCAAAAGATAAAAATATTCCAGTTTCTAATGAAGAAAAAATTAATTCAGATGATTATATTAAAGTGATGAGCTTGAATCCTTATGAATTAAACTTGACAACCGAGAGAAATGGAAGAGGAAAGATATTTTCTTTTAAAACTTTTGGCGAAGTGAAGAATATTTTATACGGTGATTTAGTTCTTATTGTCGAAACTCATGGGTCATTTTTGAATCAAGGTAGATTTGTTATTTTAGATCGAAGGGTTATTCGACGACACGGATTAGATGAATCTTACGGAAAACTGCTTACAAAAGAAAATTTTGAAGCAATTTTAGACGGAAGATTATCTAATAATAGTAGCGGTAATCAATCTGATGCTGTGAAATTATTTGAAGGTGCAAATGATGTTCAAAGGGAAGCCGTGTCACGGATTTTTGTTGACAAGATTCTTGCAGGAGAAGATGTTGACTTAAATTTTCTTTATAGGTTGAAAAGAATTATTGGTTATAGTATTGTTGAAAAGGCTGAAGGAATCCGTAAGACAATCGAGGATTCTAAAGAAGAAAACGCATAAAATCGGTCTTTTATGATATTTAAACATATGCAGTCAAGCCTCTCAACGATGCTCAAATGTTATTGCATTTTTGATTTACCCCAACGGTGTTGCAACACCGTTGGGTTCTCAAAGGAGAAATGACAGAAATGGCAATTGTGTCCGTCTTGAAAATGGTAGCCACGGTAGATATTCCGTGTGAGGGTTCGAGTCCTTCTTTCTCCGTTTAGTTTATTGGGTTTCTAGCCCATTTGGGAGAGCGCCTGTTCTGCAAGCAGGAGGTAAAGAGTTCGATCCTCTTGAAATCCACTCTGCTCTTGTAGCATAGTCAGGCAATGCGCTATCCTTGTAAGGTAGAAACCGTGAGTTCAAATCTCACCGAGAGCTTTTACAAAAAATATATTAATAAAGGAGGTCTTATGACAACTCAGGCATCTACTATTAACGATCTCTTTTTGGCTGGGATTGATGATTATAGAATTGATAACATTTATTCTACATCTGGAAGTGCCACTCTAACAACTTATTTAGAACCATTTTTATTGCATAGCATTGTTGAATTTGATGTTTGTAATCAAACCCTAACTTTTACAGAATCTACGGATGATGTCGAAGGATATTTTGATGTAACATTGACTACTAAAAATAAGTTGATTTTATCAACGATTATGCAGAAATATTGGCTTCAGAGAGATTTGAATAACGTTATTGGTATGAAATCATTTGTTAGTGACAGGGACTTTAAGCGCCATTCGGCTGCACAAAACCTAAATGCCAGAAGAGAATTGTATAATATGAAAACAGAAGAAGTTTCTCAAATGATTAATGATTATGGGTATGACGAAAATGATTGGACTTCATGGAAAAATCAGGATTACTAGAAAAAAGGAGAATAAATAATGGCATACAAATATTATAAAACTTCTCCCGATATAAACACAAATATAAACGATATATTTGTTGATGATTTTCAAGAAATGCTAGATTCCGAATTTAGTGCCGCAAGTGATGTGCATGATATTTTGGAGGAAACAAGTTTTGCATCAGGTTCTTATGTAAGCACAACGGTTAGAGTTAACGAAGCTGTTGCTGCTGAAACTGGATTAAAATTAGGTGATGATTTTAAAAGAATATTATTCAAAGAGGCATCGCACACAGTCGAACAGGGATTAAAATATTATTTCAATGAAAATTACTGGATTACTACAAACACTATGGAACTAAAAAATCTTGCCATAGCTTGTACAATTAGGCGATGCAACAATGTCTTGCGGTGGGTGAATACAAATGGTCAGAGTTATGAAGAACCTTGTGCAATTGAATATGTAATCAATCGTTCTATTGATTCTTTGGCAACTAAAGATCCAACTACTCCAGAAGGATATGTGAAAATTTATTGTCAAGAAAATACAAATACTAAAAAAATAAAAGTTGGACAACGATTTTTATTTGGAAATACAAGTCACTGGACAGCCTACAAAACGTTTGGCAATGGGCTCAACAGTTTTCTAAATCAACAAACTTATGATAATAATAGTTCCCAATTATTGACGCTTCAAATGGGAGCCGTTTTTGTGAATGACGATACTGATGATTTAGTAAATGGCATTGCGGATAAGTATGACAATACGTTCACTGTAACACCATATCCTTCTTCAATCTCTGGAAGTATTGGAAAAACATTCCAAATCAATCCAAATGTTGAAATAAATGACATTGCTGTAACCAAGACAATGCTTTATGCGAGTAGCGATAAAACTATTGCAACTGTAACTGGTTCTGGTGGAGCCGTTTCACTTATCGGTAACGGTTCTACAACTATTGGAATGCATATGGTTGATAATACATCGGCTTCTGCTAATGTGACGGTTACTGTTTCTGCAAGCAGTGTTCCAAATTATGATATAAGGGTTTCTCCTTCAGATAGATTTGTTTTAGAAGGTGATACAACTACGTTTACTGTTTATGGTTATAATGGTGGTGTTTTATCTTTGGATGAATTTGTATTCTCTATTACAGGAAGTGCTGTTCCAACTGCAAATTATTTGTTGACTACAGTAGATGAAAATAGCTTTACGCTTCAGAATATTGAGAAATATTTGACAGGATCATTAGTTATTACTTCTACGAGTGGTTCAAACGCAAAATCTGTTGGAATAACCCTCAAGGGAGCATGGTGAAATTATGGCTATAAATAAGGATTCTTATAATACTTATATTGAATTTCCAGAACTATCTTATAACTGTATTGCCTATCTTGTAGATAGTTCGGATGCTGAAATATTATGGAGATTATTGAAATATAATGATAATGATGCTTGGAGGTTAGATACAGATCATCCTAATTTAACAAAAGCTGAAAAGGGTGCATTGATTTATTCTGGAGAAGCAAATGATGATGAGTTCAGGGTTTTTCTAGATATTGGTGCAGATACGGCTGTAACAAAAGAGATGACTACATTGAGAGTATCACCATTAACACTAAATCCTTCCAATTATGTTCTTGGCAGGGTAGTAATGTCTTTTGAAATTTATTCTCATTTTCATATTAATACATTATCTAATAAAAAAACTAGAACTGATATGATTGTTCAAAATATTTTGAAAAATTTAAATGGGCAAGAAGTAGATGGAATTGGAAGACTTGCATTTAATCAAAGATGTAGAATGACAACAATCGGAAAAGTTCCATATAAAGGAAGATCTTTGACAATGACAAATTGGCTGGGATAAAATATGAATAATGAAGTGAAACAAATTTATAGGGAAGGAAATGATATTTTTGGATTACCTCAAGTATATAAAGGCATAAAATTTCATCCATTAAAAATAGTGGATTTAGAGTACATTGAGAAATTTCATGAGTTATTTACATATCCTAAAATATCTATGGATCAAAAAGATCCGACAGTATTCAAGATGAGTTATTTAAAGTTTTTATTAACTGTGATACTTCCTTCTATTAATCCTGGTGTAAATCCAGGCATTAAATTAAGGGATTTTCTTGAGTTTACAACAAAAGAAGATGTTTCTTTTGAAAACACCGAAGTTGGTGATAATGTATTGATAACAATTTATATTGGCAATTCTTCTTTTAATGAGATGGAATTTTCTAACATTAGAGAAATAATTCTTGAGCAAAATGGCTCTTTCATAGAGTACATTGAGGAAGAATATAATGAGCAACTTGAAAAGGACTTAAAATGGGTGCACAGAGATTCAGAAAACTATACTATGAAAGATCAAATATTTTTATTTGCATCAATGTATAGTAAAACAATCCAAGAAATTGCAGATTGCACATTATTTCAAATGAAGTATGCATTAGAAAGCATGTCGTCTTTCTTAGAATTTAGGATGCAGACTATTCCACTAACGAATGTTAGCGAAAACTACGTCGTTAAGTCATACATTCAACATAATGATAGAAAAGGAAGATATGATGAAGTTGTTGAAGATAAAGATGAGTTTATAAAAAAATCACCCTATTTTAAATCAGATAACGAAAAATAAAGGAGATAAAAAATGGCAAATAAATTTCAAGCTTCAGTTGGTGACATTGTTTTAAGAAATGCTACCACAAGACAAGCTATAATGCATGGTAAGTCAAATATTAGTACAGCTATGCAGATGGCAATGACCAACACAGAGGTTCGTGGTGGAGTTGGTAATGCACTATTGTATAACTATTTTCACGATAGAACGGTAAATTTCACAATTGAAACACCGATTTGGGGCGAAAACTTTTTAGCTCTTCAGACTGGTGCAACAATTGGAACAGATACTTATGAGGTTATGGCGAATGAATGTGTAGTTCTTTCTTCAGGATCAGCAACTTTGGACAATACTCCTGTTGGAAATGTTACATTCTTATTTGATGATAACGATGCTAGTGTTTTAGTAACACCAACGGGCGATGACATTGTTGTTTCCGATGGAGCTGATCGTAAGGGTGTAGCTGTCTATGATTACAACACTTCTGCTGATCGGATTACTGTTGAAACAGCCACTCCGCCTAGCACAATTGAATTAGTGATGACCGCTAATGTGTATAAGCAAGGTACAACCGCTGCTGTTGAAACATTCCAGGTTATCGTTCCTAACTTCCAGTTAGATGGTTCTTATGATTTGACTCTTGGTGCAGACGCAGTAAGTAATCAGACTCTCAAAGGTTATGCTTTGGAAGTTAGTTCTACAGATTGTACAACGGGTGCTTATTATTATAAGGCTACCTATATTTCTGTATCTGGTACTTCTTCGGCTTATACTCAGTTAGCTTCTGCTCCTGATCCTATGAGCTTCTCGGTAGCTGCTGGTTCAGCCACTCAACAGATTACAGTTCTTGGTTACAAAGGTGTTCTTCATTCTGCTCAAGCATTAACTGATAGTTGTACCTATGTTCGTACTTCTGGTTGTGAATGTATTAATGTTGGTGCTGCTACTGGTTTAGTGTCTGTGACTGGTTCTTCAATGGTAGATGGCGATGATGCCGTAATTGGTGTATCATATTGGGACGTTACCTCTGGTTCTTTGACAGACTCTTTGTCCGTAGCCGTTACAGCATAGGAGTAATCTTATGATTTGCAAACATGGTAGAAATGAAATTCCTGAAGGGCAAACTGGTAGATATTTTATCTGCAAGTTTCCTGGAAGAGAAGGAACGTCATGTCATTGGACAAGATGGAATTATGCAAAAAAGAAATTTGTTCCTTCAGATCATCCCCTTGGGGCACTGTGTCCAGATATGATTCTAATAGATGAAGACGCTGTTGAAGAAGTGGCGATAAAACAGGAAGAAGTTATTCCAGTAGTTAAAAAACCATCTCGAAAAACAACGGTTAAAAAACCTTCTACTAGAAAAACAAAAGTTAAGAAATCTAGTGAGAATAAAAAATAATTATTTCGGTAATAGGGGTTATGTAAAAATAACCCCTACTACTAACTATAGAGGAAAAAATAATGATTGAAAAAACAAAATTCGACTTTCCGATTATCAAAGAATCTACTATTACATTTAATGAAAAAATAATTTATGTGGATAGTTTTATAGGTCTCGGCGATGAGATAACGCTTTACAGCAATTATCTTGAAACATACTTTGATGAATCAGAAGATTTAGTAAGTCGATATATGAACGCAAAATATAGTTTTATTTTAGGTATTGTAGATTTGTGTACAAATATTGATATTAAAAATGAAAACGAAAAAGGTGTTGATGAAGGAATTGATACCGATGGACTAATTGGAAGTGGATTGTGGGATGATATTGTTTCTAAAATCACTAATTATAAAGAGGTAAAAGACGGAATCGATAAACTTGTAAAAAATATGGAAGATAGAATTGCATTAGAAAAATCTATTGGTGGTGTAATTGATAGTGCCGTTAGCAAATTTATGTCATTCATTTCTGAAATTGATTTATCGAGTGAAAACATTGAAAAATTAACAAAAGAACTTCGAGAATTTGGACAGGACGGAATGGAAAAAAGATTGTCTAATGTTTTTGAAAATCAGGAAGAAAAATAAGGTCGAGATATGAAAGCAGACGGAGAGATTTTAGAAGAGTTGAAAAAGAAATGTTCGTGTGGTGGTATTATGAATTTAGTTTTATATACAACATCGAAACGGGGCGTTGAACATTTTGAAGAATTCAGAGAGTGCTCTTCTTGTGGTAAAAAAACAAAAGTAAAAGAACATCATGGTAAGAAACTAGAACGCCCCGACTTCGAGTGGAGGAAAGAAGATGTTCGATAATGATGCTATGTTAGAAATGGCAATTTTGAATGATCTAGATAAGTCTCTAGACGAAGTGGCAGATGAGATTCTTGAGCTTCTAAAAGAGAATGTTTTTAGTATCGTATATGAACCGTATGAACCATCGATGTATGTTCGAGGATATGCAAGTGGTGGTTTCTTAGGAAGTTGGGAAGTCGGAGATTCTGATACTGCCGCTATAAAGAACGTTCTTGAAGCTAAGATTTTCAGTAATCCAGACGAAATGACTTCTGGCGGATTCCATCACGGAAATGCTAGTACAGATAGACGTGCGTTTATGGATGCTGTTATCGCCGAAGGTACGGATTATGATTTCTTTACTTTGGACGGCGGTGACTGGTGGACAGAACCGAGAGATTACTGGACTCCAACTGTTTCACAATTAGATTCAGGTTATTTTGATGCTTTAGTGACAAGGGCTCTTAAAAGTAAGGGCTTAATTTAATTTTTCTAGAAAGAGGAGATTTAGGATGAGTTTGATGGATTTGTTAGTTTGGTTGACTGGTGCAGGATCATTGATGGCAATTAGTTGGGCAGCGGAATATTTCAATTGGTTTGTAGGAATGGAACCCAAACAAAAGAAACTGGTTTTCTTTGGTATTGCGGCAGGGATTACGATTGCCTCAATGCTGGCGATTAACTTTGTTCCTGAAGAAGTTATCAAGATGTTGAGCCCCTATCTTACAAGTTTGATTGCATTGTTTACAATGGTTTTCATTAGTGATGGGTTTCACGCAGTTACAAAAGAGTAGGTTATAAAATTTAAGACACAGAGAGAAATCTCTGTGTCTTTTTTTAGACAAAAAAACAATAAAATGAGGATTTTATGATGAAAAAAGAAAAAATTATTTTAGCACTCGATTTAAGCCTATCAAATACTGGTGTAGCTATATTTGATATGCAACGTGAACTTATTGAAGTTCAAAGTATTCCCACGAATAGTAGAAATGCTAATCATGGTGAAAGACTGAAAATTATCGCAGATAGATTGATTGAAATTAAAAATAAATATAATGTTTGTGAAGTTGCTTTTGAGGCAGGATTTTCTCGTCATTATAAAAGCACGAGAATTTTAAGTAAAGTTGCTGGAGTTGCAGAGTATGTCTTCTATGATAAAAAGCAGTATTTTTATCCTCCTTCGACTGTAAAGAAGGCGGTAACAGGTAGTGGACGCGCGAGTAAGGAGGAATTAAAAGAGGTAGTTGAAAAAAAATATCCAAATATTGCTTTAAAAAATCTAGATATTTCTGATGCAATTTCTGTTGGATTGTGTCATTTTATCAAGGTAGACGAAAAAGATGAATAAAAATGGGAGGATTAGATGGGCAGAAAAACATACAAGAAAGTAATTACATCGCCGGAACTATCAAAGAAAATCAATCCTGCTAGTTTGAAACTTGTTGAAAGATTTCTAAAAACAAAAAAAGCAAGATGTAGCGATTTGACAGTTAAAGGATATGCAAGTGATTTGAATATTTTTTTGACTTGGAATTTGTTGTATAATGACAATATTCCTTTTACGGATATTCGGAAAATTCAATTTGCGGAATTTTTTAACTTTACGCTTACCGATCTCCGCTGGAGTTCTTCAAGATTCAGTAGAGTAAAATCTGCGTTATCTTCATTTTCTGATTTCATAGAAAAATATTTCGATACAGATTTTCCGTCATTTCGCAACGTCATTCTTCGAGCTGTAGATTCAGTTCCAAAACAAGCAGTCAGAGAGAAGACTATTTTGTCAGATGAACAAGTTGAGTCTGTATTCAATTATATCGAAAATGAACTTGAAGATTTTCAAATGGCCTGCTGGTTTGCTTTAGCAATTGCAAGTGGTTCGAGATTCTCAGAACTGCTCAGATTTACTACAGAAAATATTGACCCTACGGTTTTGGCTTTTGAAGATATATTTATAGAGAGTCTTCCGATTCAAACAAAAGGAAGGGGAAAAAATGGAAAGATGATAAGTAAGTATATCATCAAAGATATATTTTTGCCAAGATATGAAAAGTGGCTTCCAATTAGAAAAGAAATTCTAAATAAGAATGGCAAAGATCATGATTTTTTATTTATAAAACATAATGGCAATATTGCTCTGGCTTCTACGGCAAGAACTTGGGTTCAAAAAATAGAAGATTTCTTGGAAGTTGATGTATATTCTCACTGCCTTCGCCACTTTTTTACTACTTATTTGGCAAAGGCTGGATTACCTGTTGATTTGATTCAAGAAATCGGAGGGTGGAAAAATACTGAAATGGTAATCCTGTATTCTGATGTTTCAGCTAAAGATAGGAAGTGGAAAGAACTTGAAAATTTGAAAAATATTACTAAAAAATAAGTTGTAGGCTATTTGAAAGGAGGCTATATGTCATCATTATCAAAATACACTATCAGAGTTAAAGCTGAGTTAGATGATGTAAATCTTACGAAACAATTAAATGCTTTACAAAAAAAGATAAGTAAAGCAAAAAAAGCTGTCAGCGGTGAAAACGATCCTAAAAAATCGGCAGGAGAATTTTTAGGCATAGGTGAAAAAAGTTTTGAAGGTCTTGCAAGCAGAATAAAAGAATCGTCTGGCGAGTTAACGAAACTCAGAAAACATTTTCTTGGTCTTAGCGATACTATTCACAATGTAAAAGCAACAAAACTTATTGATGATGGAGAAATGACCTCTTATTCAGTTTCATTAGATAATATACAGGATGGCGTAAAAGAATCTCAAAAGTGGATGGTAAAACTTGGAGAAGGCGGGCAGTATTTTTTAAAAAAAATTTCTGGTACTGAACAGGAAGCCAAGAAGTTAAAAGAAACTATAAAAAAAACTCAAGGTTTAAAAATAGTAGATGACGACAACCTTGATTCAGCAAAAATAAAAATTCAAGAATTTTCCGCAGGATTGCAAAAGGTTAGGGAAAGTTTTGAAGGTATTGGAGAAAATTTAAAGGTTTCGGGTGATTTTGATGTAAATACTGGAAAATTAAAAGGTTATCAAGTTACATTTGATAAAATAAAAGATGATGTAAAGCAAACTGAAACTTACATGGTTGGTCTTGATGGAAAAGTTGGTCAAGTTTTAAAAGGTGCAAAAACTACGGCAAAGGCTTTTAAAGAAGTAAAAAAAACTGTAAAAGACACCTCGTTATCTACGGAACAAGTAGATGCTAATCTTTTGAAATGGAATGATTCTCTTAGAGAAATGGAGAATAGAACTCCAAAAATATTTGAAAAAAAAGAGATTGTAGGAATAAGAACTGAACTTGACGGAATGATAGCTGCTTTTAATGATCCTAACGTAAAAAAGACACCAGAGATGGTTGCGGCTATCAATGCAAAAATGACGCATCTTAAATCTACTATACGTTCTACTTCTCTTGAAACTCAAAATCTAACTCACGATAGTGATGATTTTGGTAGTGTCATGGCGAAAAATATAAAAAAGGTTGTGCAGTGGGCAATTGCTACAACCGCAATTTATGGAACATTGAAGCAAATTAAAGAAGCGATTCAATTTATTAAAGATTTAAATAAAGAAATGACAAATATCCAGGTTGTAACTGGAATGTCAAAAAATGAAATTAATGGTTTAACACAAGAATTTAATAAGTTGGCACTTGCGACAGGATCCACAACTATCGAGATCGCCGCGGGAAGTACAGAATGGTTTCGGGCTGGAAAAACAATAGCAGAAACTTCTGAATTGATGAGAGCGACTATGATGCTTTCAAAACTTGGAAATATGGAATCTGCGGAATCAACCACTAAACTTACTGCTGCTTTAAATGGATTTCAACTTGGAGCTGAAGACGCAATTGATGTAGTTGATGTACTAATTAATCTTGATAATCAATATTCTACAAGTGTTTCAGAATTAACAGAAGCATTGCAAATGTCTTCTAGTAGTGCTCAACAAGTAGGTGTTGATTTTAATGAATTAGCTTCTATGATTACCGTAATTTCGAGCACAACTAGACGCAGCGGATCTTCGATAGGAATGAGCATGAAAACTATGTTTGCCAGATTATCTGCAATAAAACTTGGCAAAATGTTTGAAGATGATGCCACAAATATTAATGATGTTGAAAAAGCATTAAGTTTAGTAAATATTAAATTAAGAGATAGTGAGACAAGTTTTCGCGATATGGGTAATGTGTTTGAAGATATTGCAGTAAAATGGGACACTATGAACGAATTGGAACAGTCGGCAGTGTCGACAGCGGTTGCTGGTAAAATGTATGCCAGAACATGTAGTGATGCATGGGAGTTCGCTTATTAAACTCTAGAAGATGACCATATCGGAAAAACGCCTATAACAAGGTCAATTCCGAGGAAAGGCACAATAATTATAGACAAAAATATAGTGTAGATATTTTTGTATTGGAGAAACAATGAGAAAGAATAAAAGATGGACAGAGGAAAGAAAACAATTTTTAATAGATAACTATCCAAATAAACCAAAAGAATTTTTGATTGAAGAATTGGGAATTGCATGGAGTTCAATATATGCAAAGGCTAGTGAATTAAAGGTTGTTAGAAGGAATATTTTTACAAAAGAAGACATTGAATTTATTGTTGAAAATTATGAGCACATGAATTATTCTGAAATAGCAAATTTTTTAGGTAGAGACAAAAGTACTGTTGCCTGTAAAATTAATGGTGTGGGTTTGGTAAAAGTTGAAAAATGGACAAATGAAGAGGTTGATCTTTTAATAAAAAATTATCCTAAATATACAAATAGATATTTATCAGATAAAATATTGCCAGGCAGAAAGAATTACAGCATAAGAACTATGGCTTATAAATATGGACTTCATAAATCAGAAGAGATGGGAAAAAAAAGATATGATTCAGAAAAAATGATAGAGGACTTAATAAATCTTTCTGAAAAATTAGGAAGAACGCCATTTCTTAGCGATTTAGTTGAAAATGGATTGGCTTCTGGAAAAACTTATCAAAGATATTTTGATGGATATCGTAATGCTTGTGAAATCGCTGGTCTAGAAATAAATTCAAATTTATGGGGAAGATCAATTTCCTGTAAGTCTATCAATGGCGATATATGTTTTTCAAAATCTGAAAAAATTATTACAGACTTTTTCATAGAGAACGACATTGGATATAAAAAAGAAATAAAATATAGTAATTTTATAGATGAATCTATTTGCGGAAATAAAATTGTTGATTGGATTTTATCTGAAAATATTTTTGTAGAATATTTTGGATTGCCAGAAAAAGAAAATTATAAAAAAAGAATGAATGAAAAAATTAGTATGTGTGAAAAAAATGATATTGTTTTAATAGAAGTGTATAGAAAAGATTTGACAAAACTACACGAAGTTTTTAGTCAATTTTTATAGTTATTGTGAATCCGTAACGATCAATCGGGCTGTGTTGGTAACAACATAACCCACGTCATCTTTCTTGTGAATAACAAGAAAAAGATATGATCTGAACTGCAACTATAATGAGAATATATGAAATTGCAGAGCATGGTAGAAATTCCATGACGCCATTCGTAAGAATGGTCAGTAACCTATTTTATGGGTGAAAGCAACAGATTTTGGTACGACAAAGAGAAGCATTTTTAGTATTAATGAGCAATTATAATCAAGTATTAGATGCACAGGCAATTGCAGCCGATTCTGCTGGTTTAGCAACAGAACGGTATGAAATTTATATGGAAGGTCTTGAAGCGACTGCTAATCGTTTTACTGCTACATGGGAACAGTTATGGACAAAAACCATTAATTCAGAAGCTGTTGAAATTGTTATCAATATGGGAATTGCGATAATGCGATGGGGTATTGAGATGGGTGGATTATTGCCTATAATAAAGGTGTTGTCCGGTGTTTTAATTGCTCTCAATATTGAAAAAATTACTGGCGTTATAGTTGGTATTATAGGTTCGATTAAAAATCTTGGTGTTGCTATAGCTAAGTTTGCAGTACTTGCCGCATCTAATATGGCTATAGCTACCGCCGGTGTTACACTTCTTATTGCTGCGATTATCGGTATTGGTTATGCTATAGATGAATCATCAAAAAAAATGAGTAGTTTGGCGGAATCTTTTGATGAAATAAATTCAGAGGCATTATCTAGACAAGATGAGTTAAAATCTCTTGGTGAAGAATATGAGACTTTATCGGAAAAACAAAATAAAAATAAAGATGATTTAATCAGGCTGCTCGATATTCAAACAATTATGAATACAAAATATGGCGCTGCTGCGGATGAAATAACATTATATTCTGATGCGGTAGACAATAATAGCGATGCTATTAAAGAGAATATTGAGTGGATAAAAAAACAAGCAGAAGTTGACGCTCAATCATATATTGATACGAACAGGCTGAAATATGATAAAGCAAAAGAATTTTTAGATAAAGAAGGTGTTGTTCCGAAAATGTTTTTTGAAAGTGAAGACGATGCTGGTTATAGGTTATATGAGGACATTCCAGAAAATGCAGGACAAAGAGATATTCTTGAATATTACGCCAAAGTCGCTGAAGCTGGAGAAAAAGGTTATAAAAAATATGAAAAATGGTATAATGAATTAATAAAAGAGGTTTCTACCGCCGAAGATCTTGTGATTGGATACGACCATTTTGTAAATGTTTTACAGGGCGTTAGTGATGGGGTTGAATCGGTTAGTGATTCTAGCGATGATACAATTCCTTCTATTTATGATACCGCAGAATCATTTGAAGAACTTGCAAAAGCCGCCGATGATGCTACAGATTCTATGCGTTCTGCAATGGACGTTTCGGTCTCTTTACTGAAGGCTTATAAAGAAAAAGATTCTTTGACATCTTCACAAATAGATCAATTGAAAAACGCATTTCCAGATTCTTATATGCAAGCACTTACAATAGAGGGTAATTTAATAAAATTAAATATAGAAACTCTCAAAGAGATGGTTATTGCTCGTGCTAGAGAATCTCTTGTAGCTTCAAAGACAGCATTGTCTAATATTGAAGCTAAAAGAAAAGAGGCATTATCATCTATAAGTACAGCAAGAGCCATTATTGAAAGTAATAGTGCGGTAGAAATTTCTATGTCTGGGCTAGGTTTGTTCTACAATAAAATAGCTGTTGAAGCTGTAAATAGCGCAAATAATCAAATCGCTGCGCAACAGGCACTTCTAGAAGGTACTGAAGCTCAATATAAATCTCTTCAGGACGATATTAAGCTAAATTCTATTTATCTCAGCCAACTAGAAGACGGTAGTTATTGGACAAATGAGTTAGCCGATGCAACCAGTGGGGATTCCGATAGTTTGGCTGAATCTGAAAAAGCGTATAGCGATCTTTTAGCTTTGACAATAAAAATGTTGAAACAAAAAAAGAATGCAGAAAAAGACGCTTTGCAAGATGAATTAGCTGGTTATAAAAAAATTATTGATGCTCGTAAAAGAATCATCGATCTTCGTGAAGAAGAACGTGATTTTCAAAACGATCTTGATGATAAAAACGAGAAACTAGCAGATATTGATGCTGAATTATTACAACTTCAGTTTGATAACAGTGAAGAAGCAGTAGCAAGACGATTGGTTCTTGAAGATGAAAAAGCCAAGCAAATTGAGGATATTGACGAATTACAGAATGATCGTAGCGTTGAAATCCAGAAAGATGCTTTGGATGAAGAATATGATGATTATGAAGAACTTATCGACAAAAAAATTGCATTAATAGATAGCTATCTTAGCCGTGAAGGTGAGATTGCTCAAGAAGCTATTGCCATGATGAAGAATAGAACCGATGGGTTCTACCAATCATTATTGAGCTGGAATAGAGCTTATGGCGATGGAATTGATAGTACGATCTCGAAATTATGGGCACAAGTAAGTGCTGCTCATGCGGCTTCAAGTATCAGTATGAATGTTCAACAAGTTTCCACAGAACCAGAAAAGAAACCATATATTGCTCCTGCAAAGACGCAACAAGATTACTATCAGGACTTTCAATCTGGTGGTTTAGTATGGGTTGAAAAAGGGACTGGTTCTAGAATTGTTCAAAGTCAGTATGATATGCTCCCCCGTTATCACGAGGGTGGCGTTGTTGGTATGCGGGGTTCTAAGGTTGGCGAAGTATTTGCAAACCTAATGAAAGGCGAAGTTGTTGTCAATCAACAACAAATGTCTGACTTTTTAGGATCTACATTACCAGATATTGCGAATAGTGGAATAACTATCAGTATGCCGATTACAGTTCAAGGAAATCTTGATAAATCAGTTCTTCCAGAATTGAAATCTATGATTTTTGACACTATAAAGAAAGCAACTGATAATCGTGGAATAAGGAGAGGTGTAAAAAGCTTCTCAGTTTAATAACATTTAAAGGGGTAGGGAAACCTGCCCCTTTTATTAATAATTCAACATCTATAGGAGGTGAAAATGTTTAACGGGAAGAGTTTTACGTTTGACTCTATTCCATCAGAGTTATACAACTTGAGGATATTGAATTTCAGATCTTCAGGACTTACATCAACCTCCGCTGGTTCAGAGGTTGAATTACAGAAAAAATGGCCGTTGAAAAAACTGAAACCATATTATTTTGGGAGAAGTTTGCAAACGCCATTAAAAATAGATATGACCATTGGTGCTGTCGCAGGAACATTTATTGAAGTATCAGATATGATTCTTATAAAGAGATGGTTATTGGCTAGAAATGGTTATAAAGAACTCATTATTCAACAGGACGACATGCTGGGATATACATTTAATTGTATTGCAATCTCTGGTTCTGATAAATATATCGGGAATCAATTAGTAGGATTAGACCTTACTTTTGAGTGTGATTCTCCATGGGCGTGGACTTCGGAAAAGACATTGACATATACTCTTCCAAATAGTTTTATTAGCTCATTTAATTTCAATTTTTACAATGATTCGGATTCAGATGACTACTATTATCCTGAAACAACATTTACAATGAATAATATTGGAACAACTTTTTATTTAGTGAATGGTTCAGATGGTGGCAGATCAATGTTTTTTGACGAATTATCTAGCGAAGAGAAAATTACACTAGATAATGATAGACAAATTATTACGTCTAGTAAAGGTTTGAGAAGATTATCTAATTTTAATAAACACTGGTTTAGATTAATTCCAGGCATGAATTCATTAACATTAACTGCCGGAGTTACAGAATTTACAATGACTTATAAAAATGCGAGGAAGATTGGAGGGTAAGAAATGACTACTTTTGATTATTTTGGTTTGCCTGAAGAACCTCAGTTTATTCTCTGTAATCCAGATAAAAGTGAATTATATGCTTTAGGAGAAATATATAACAAAGAATATAAACCTAGATATAATGCATTTTCTGAAATTTCATTTACCGCAGATTCCATAATAGATGGTGAAGAAACAGAATATTTTGATTTACTTACTTATCGTAGAATAATTTATTTTATTGATATCGGATATTTTATGATTTCCGATGTTGAAATAAATGACAATGGAGAAATGAGAGCGAAAGAGATTGTGGCGAAATCATTAGAAGTTGAAATGGTTTTAAAGAATCTTACGAATTTAACTGGAACTTACAAGTTTTATGATTTCTTAACCCCAGGGCCTACGTTGATTGGAAGTATTTTGGCGTATCTTCCTGGTTGGAGTATTGGAAGTGTTGATGCTTCTTTAGCTGCTTTATACAGAACTTTCGATGGTTATAATGGCACAATCTATGACTTCTTGATGACTGAGACAGAAGAAGCGTTTCAGAATATTTTTACTTTTGATACAGTAAATAAAAGAATTAATGCTTATACAATTGATTCTGCGACATCTTCTTCTGACATTTTTCTTTCATTTGATAATTTGGTTGAAGATGTAACCATAAAGGAGATTACAGATGAAATCACGACTGCTCTTAATGTATATGGTGGTGGTGATTTGTCGGTTAATCAAGTCAATCCTCTTGGAACAGATACAATCTATAACTTTGATTATTATAAAACAACTGAATGGATGTCAGATAATTTAATTGATGCGGTTGTAGCCTGGGAAACCATTGTTGATGATAATCAATCTGATTATGCAGATTTATTGACTGTATTGCTTGCTTATAATACATCCCTAATTACGCTTAATAGTGAATTAGTAACACTTCAGGGCGAATTATTAGTCTTAGAAGGTGTACAATCTGTGAAAATACAACAAGGTTTAAGTATATCTGCAATCAATATTGAAATTAATGCTAAAAAAACAGAGATAACGAGCAAATCTTCTGAAATTACTGCAATGGAAACACTTATTACTAATGTTACGATAGGATTAACCGACATTAATACAACAGTTAGTTTTGCAACAAACTTTACGGACGATCAATTGACTGAATTATCACCTTATATTGTTGGAAATACTTATCAGAATAACAATTTTATTCAGACAGATACGATGACACTGGTTGAAATTCAAGAAATGGCACAAGATTTATACGATCAAGCTGTTGCAGTTTTAACAAAAGTTTCATCGCCAAGATATGAGTTTTCAATAAGCGCAGTCAATTTTATGATGCTAGAAGAGTTTTCAACTTTTAGTGATCAATTACAAATGGGCAGTATTGTAACCTTTGAATTAGAAGAAGATGTTTTTATCTATCCTGCTTTATTGGGTTATGATTTGAACTATGAAGATCCAACTGATTTTACTTTGATATTTGGAAATCGTCTTCGGTTAGATGGTAGTGATTACTCTTATTCTGATCTCTTTGGTGATACAGTAAAATCTTCTATGCGAACAACTTTTGAATCGTTGCAGTGGTCAAATTTCGATACAAATTATAAGGATGACGTATCCACATTTATTGATTCAGCTTTAGATGCTGCTAAAAATAGCGTTATAAGTAGTTCAGCGCAAGATATTATTTTCGATCAAAATGGCATTCGGATTAGAAAGACAATTGGTGAAGGAACATTTGATCCAAAACAAATCTGGATGAATAATGGTATCATCGCATTTACAGATGATAATTGGGATTCAGCTAAATTAGCATTAGGAGCTATTGAGTTTAATGGAAGTACACTTTTCGGTCTAGTGGGCGAGATAATCGTGGGTCGTGTGGTCGCGTCCAATCAGTTGACAATAACTAATGAAAATAACACTTTTATTGTTGATGGAAGCGGTGCAACCTTAACCGATGCTAGTTTTACAATTTTGAAAAACAATTCAAAAATCGTCTTAGACCCAATTGAAGGAATTTCAATTTCTAAAAAAATTTCAACTGGAACAGGATGGGAAAAGAATTTCTACATTGACACTTACGGAAACCTAGTTTTCGCAGGCAATCTTTCTGGTGCTTCAGGAACATTTTCTGGCGCAATTGAAGCTAGTTCTGGCAAAATCGGAGCATGGACAATTGACGCTTATGGATTGAAAGATGACTCTGGTAATTATATTTATGGAGATGGAAGAGTTAGACTTGGCGCACTTCAAATAGATGGAAACACAGCTACTTTTTATGGTGATATTTATGCAAATAATCTTCAAGGATATGTTTATGGAGAACAACTCCGTAATATCAATGCAGATTATATTGATGCTGGAACAATAAGAGGTATCAATATCTACGGGACAAATATTTATGGTAGCAATATTGAATGGGCTGGCGTAAAAATGACATCATCTGGTTTTGGAATTTCTCTTTTAGAGGTGGAAAACTCATTAGTTCTTAGAAAAGGAAATGGGCCGTTTTCAGAAATTGGTATAAGTGAAAACGGAATTTATATGGCAAGTTTGGGAGGACGCGTACAAATAGGAGATTCTAATGAACCAAGCATACACAATCTGTTTTTATATGGAAGTATTTATACCAATGATTATAAAGGTATTACAGGAACCTTTTTGGTTTAACGGAGAATTATGAGAAGATTATTAGGATTTAATAATGGATTGCTAACAGATGTTTCGACAAGCGGTTCTGAAAGAAGCTTTAAAAAGAGATGTACCTTTAAAAACGGGATATTGACAAACATTATTGACACAGAAGTACCGACTACAGGTTTCCGAAGCCTTTCTTTTAGAAATGGATTTTTGACTGGTATTGGTGGTGAAGTATATTCTGATCCTGTTGTGTATTTGGGAGAAACAATAGAACATACGATGTCTGTTACGAGTTATTCTGGATGGAAACATCTTCCGCCAGTCTCATTTGAAGAATTTACTGTAGACCCTTATCTTCCAATTACGATAGGAACTGAAGTCAAGGGGCTTATTTTTGGAATGAAAGATTTTATTTACACATATCCAGATACAGGATATCCTTATTCTTATCATTGTGATATGGTTTATCCCGATGATCCTGTCTCAACACATATATATGGGATAAACAATAGATCATATGTAGCAAGAGGAATAGATTCTGATTTAGATTGGTGGAATGATCCAAGTATAGAAGCTGATGTTCTAGCTTTAGTGGATGATTTTGCTGAGGGAACTCCTGGTTTTGGCTATGCTAACTGGTTTGACTGGAGTTTAAAATATATAAGCGATATTCCTACCGTTTTTGATCTTTGGATTGGAGCATATTGTGATAGTCGTAATGTTGGCGGAACAACTTTTGGGGTCACTTTCTTTTGGACACCAATTTATTACGGGATTCCGCCATTTTAATGGCGATAGGAGGAAATAATGGCAACAACCCCAAATATAGGGTTGACAACTTATACATCTGCCGCAGGTAGTGCTGTTAGTTTTTCAACATACAGATTATCAATGGCGGATACGCTTTCAAATATGTCTATCATAGATAGTTATTTGGGTGGTGTAGGTGGTTCAATCGTTAGTTTAAATATTAGCTCAGTTCGTAACGTTGATGCTACATGGATTTCAACGAATTACTTTACTTGTACGGCTCCATCAATAACGAGTTATTTAACTGGACAAATTATTAATGTACAGTTTAATCTTGAAATTGCTGGAGATACAACAATAGATATTAATAGTGTTGGAAGTACAGTATTAAAAAAATTAGATCTTCAAGGAACTAAAGTGGCTTTAGTTTCTGGAGACTTATTATCTGATTTATATTATTATTTTATTTATGATGGAACAAATTTTGTTTTAATGAATCAATTAGCAGAACATATTACTATTTCTGGATCATCTAGTAATTTTGTTAGTATAGGGGCGAGCAATGTTTTACAGGATAGTGGAGTTCCAATTTTAATTGATAGAACAACCGGTTCTTATAATGCAGTTCAGATTGATGAATATGGCAGAGTGGTATCTGGTAGTGTGATGGATTATAGTGGTGGTGGTGGAGCAACATCTATCGCTGGTTCTGAAGTGATGTCTAATTCTAACGGTTCTGTTGTGGTTCACAATGACTCTGGAATATTGAGTGGTTCATATACACAGGTTGAAGTGGATATTTACGGACACGTTATTTCTGGTAGTATAACTGCCGCTGGTGGAACATCTTCTATTGCTGGTTCTGAAGTAATGTCGGATACAACAGGATCGGTTGTTATTCATAATGTTTCCGGTGTTTCAAGCGGTTCTTACAATGCTTTAGAGGTAGATATATATGGACATGTTGTTTCTGGAAGTGTAACTGCGTCTACAACAGTAATTACGGGTTCTGAAGTAATGTCTAGTACCCATGATTCTGTTGTTGTACATAATGAATCTGGTATTGCTTCTGGTTCATATACTTCTGTGGGAATTGATACTTTTGGACATGTAACGTCTGCTAGTCTTGTTGAAGGAATGACTCTATATACAAGTTTTTATTCTGCATCAGAAATGGGCGGTGCGGCAAACACATATAATGATATAGGATTTTCAAACGGAATGCTTGTATATTGGTCTAATGAGGAGCCGTAAAATGTATAACATATCTACAGAATCAATTCAAAAAATATTTGAAATTCAGAAGTTAATTAATAACATAGAAATCAAGGGAGCGGGAAACGTTCTTTCTATGTATAACACTATGGTTCTTCTTCAAAACGTAGTTGATGAACTACAAAAAACATTAAAAGAAGGACAAAATATAGTAATAGACAATACAAAGGAGGTTGAAAATGACATCTAGTATTTTTGATTTAGCAGAAATCACCATGACTGCTGGAGCAAGCAGAAGGCTCACCTTTGCGGTATATGACACCTTGGGAAGTGCTGTTTCTCTAAGTGGAGCGACAATTACATGGTATTTATCTCATTATGGTGATGCAACTGCCGTAGTAACAAAAACAGGAACATCTGGTTCTGCAACAAATCAGTTTGTTATTGATTTAGTAGAAGCTGATACAACTGGTTTTTCTGGAACATTTATACAACAATACAAAATGGTTGATGCTTCTGGAAGCACTTTCCGACCCTCAAATGGAATTATAAAAATGACGCAAAATACAGCGTAAAGGAGTAAAATATGTCTTCAACAATTTATACAAAAAATTTGTCGCAAGATAAGATGTTTGGAGGGGTTGATTTTACTCCCCCAGCAAGCTATTTTCTTGCATTAAGTACAACGGCTATTTCTGTAGCTGGCTCGAATGTTACTGAACCATCTGGAAACGGATATTTAAGATCTGAAGTTCCTAATACGAAATCTTACCTTACCTATTCATCATCTGGGTGTGTTGTAAATTCGGGATCAATTGTGTTCCCGACTTCAAGTGGAGCATGGGGAACAATTGTGGATGTTGCGATAATGAGCGCGTCCTCATCTGGAAGCACGATGTTTTATACAACGTTAACGACACCAATTGTCGTTCAGACTGGTACTTCATTATTCTTCTCAGCGAGTGCTTTGAACATTAAGCAGAGTTAGGTGAGATATGACGAATTACTATAATTTCGATTCAAATCTTCTTCAAGTAAGTAATTTTGATTCTATTCTAGTATCCGTCAATAGTTTTGATTCTACGATAATATCAAATACTTGTTATGATACTACTATTCAAGGATTTTTAGAAACTGAAAGTTTATTTGTTGATTTTGTTCAAGAAAAAACAATAACGATAAGTCTTATTTCGTCAGATATTTCAACGGATTCAGATTTTGATTCTAGTCTTGTAATGACGATTGATGAAGATTTGATAGGATTTGATTCTAGTTTAATTGCTGATTTTATTCAGAATAACACTATTGTTGTTTCACTTAATTCTACTATAGATATTGAAAAAGTTTACTTTGAAAATACAAATGTAATCACTTTAAGTTTAACTCAATCTATAGGTCTTGGAACTGCAACAATAGAAATTTTAGATGTAGATATTGAAGCAGATATTACTCAAGCAGAATATTATATGCTATCACACTGGGATAGTTCATTACTTAGCGACCTAGACAGTATGTTATTAGAAGATATGGAATATCAGATTATATAGGAGGTTTTGATGGGTTTAAAAAAAGGTACTTTATGGAATAATTTTCCAGAGATTCCTTCTTCTTCTACGCAATTTACTTATTATATTGCAATGGAAGGAATGAATAGAGATGTTCAATTTGATGAGAAATTTATGAAGTGTAGTTCTGAAAAAAGAGGATTGATGTTTATACCGTTTTTTATTGGCGATATGTATAATACTCAAGATCTTGCTTCTGCTCATTATTCAAAATTAACAGAATTGAATCCTCATTTTCAAAATGATATTCCGGTTATTATCAATGTTTTTGATAATACTAATGGAAGTACAAGATTAGATTTAGATGCTATTAAAGAATATGCAGATTATCTTACTTCTCGTATTGATTTCAAAACAAAACCAATTATAAGAATTGTTGGTGGACAATGGGATAATTGGATGAAAGAATTTGAATCTAAAAAACAGGCGATGACACTTTTGAAAACTTGTGACTTATTGCTTTCAAATCCTGGAAAATTTCCATATAAATTAGACCAATATGGACTTCCATTATGGTGGGAAAATGAATATGGAAAGTATATTTATGATTCAACTAGAATTTGGAGCGAATTTATAATCGATGACGAACCTGTCACTATTATTCCTCCAGAAGTTGAGGAGCCGCCAGTAATTGATGAACCAACACTTCCACAAGAAGAACCTGTCGTAAAAAGATACTTTGTTACATATAAAGGTTTCTTAGGAATTCAAAAAAGAAAAATTGTAGAGGTGGAAGAAATAATTTAGGGGTTGTGTTTTGGGAGGCGGAATGACTATTTTTAGTAAATTAAGAAAAAGTGATGAATCAATCCGTAATTATTTTGTGGATGTTTCACATTGGCAGAATATTATTGATTGGGAAAAATTGAAAAATTTTGATAATGGTTCTATCCAAATGGTTATGATCAAAGCTACTGATAGCAACGGATTAGGACGAATGTTCTTAGATAGTAAAGCTATTGCTAACATTCAGGGTGCAATAAGTGTTGGATTACCATTTGGAGTTTATCATTGGTTGAAAGACGATGTGGCTCCAAAAACAGCAGTAGAATTTTTGATGGATAACATTGGACAATACGATCCATCTATATATAATCTAGATGTTGAAGATACTAATTTTACACACGGTGCAAGCGATTATGTTTGGCGAGCACAAGAATATCTTAAACTCATCGAAGAATCTTCAGGTAAAAAACCCAAGATTTATACCGCGGAATGGTTTATGAGTCAATACCTAAGAGCGCCATTAAAAAATGAAGGAAAAGACCCTTCAAAATATTTGGGTTGGATGGGGTTATACGATTTATGGGTGGCACAATATCCGAATTCAAAATATGATTATTTAGGGAATTTGACCACACCCAAAATTCCAGAAGAATGGGACGAATATAAAATGTGGCAATTTGCTTCAAATGTATATTATCCTTATCCTGGAGTTAGCGAGTGGGCAAATAAATGGTATGCAAATGGATGGGATTTATGGGGTGCTAATGCATCTAAATCGTTTGATATGAATGTATTTCATTGCTCATTAGAAGAATTGATTGGCGATGAAGTAATTGTTGAGCCAGAAATTCCTGAAATTCCAGATGAATGTGAAGCAGCAAGAAAAATCTTAGAAATAAAAATTGCAGAAAAATCTGCGAAATTAAATGTTTTAGAAAATAAAATTGATGAAATTAATCAGATAGTTGTAAGATAAGAGAACATAATCTATGAATACATCACAAATAATATCTCTTATACTAGCTTGTATTGTAGTTATTTTTGAAATAAGATGGATGTTTAAAAATAAAGAAGTATGGATTGTGGCTATTCCTGAATTATCTTGGCTAATTCATGTTGTTATTTTTTACCTGTCTCTTATGTTTGGGTGGTGGCCTCATGGAGAATATTCTTGGTGGTCTAGTGGATTAAGATTCCATGCAGTTATAACCATCTTTTTATTGGTATTATATCGTAATGTCGGGAAAGGATGGCGAAGCAATGGAAAATAACTTAGCGATTTGGATAGCAATTATCGGATCGTTGCCTGGTTTAAGCGCAATTATAATTCAAATAGTTCGATCCAAAAAAGAGAATAAAAAAATTGACGCAGACATTACTATAAAAATTACTGAAGCGGCAAGCAAAATGCTTGACCAACTACAAGAACAGATAGACAAGCTAGATAAGAAAGTTCATGATTTAGAGATAGGGGCGTTATGCAATAAACGAGAAATTGTCAGATTAATTTCCGGTATCAATAGATTGATTGCCCAAATACGAAAGCTTGGAGAAGAACCTGTTTGGACTCCTGACATGGTAGAAGAAGAAGATAAAATCACATAAAATGTTTATTTTATTTGGTTTTGAATTTTTGATGTTAAAATGGTGTTTTTTGTATAGATAGATTAACTTACGTAGGTTAATCTATCTATATAGAATACACCATAATAAAGTAAAGGAGGTTTTTATGTCTGATTCAGTTATAAGTAAAGTGCCTATGGAAATGTTTACATATTCTAGTAATACAATAACAGTTGCATGCGCAGATGCTGATGAAATTTGGTTTACAATGAAATCTTTATCATCACAAACTGATGACGAAGCTATGCTTCAAGTCAGTAAGACGGGAAGTCTTTTAAGACTTGATGGGCAGAGTCCTTCTGCGCTTGGCTTAACTGCTTCTTATGCAACCTTAATACAATCTGGCAGTTCTGTTGTTATATTCATTAGTGGTAGTGCTGCACCAAGATTGAAAGGTGCTGGAAATAAGAATTTTACTGGCGAAGTTAAAAGGCGTATGAATACTGGAACGATGCCAATTGTATTACAAAAACCGATAGAGTTAAAAAGTGGTTTTACAAGAACAACTTAAAAAATTAAACATAATGATTGATTAGTCATTATGACTTAGAAAACAGCATAAAATTCGCATTTTATGAGTTTTAAGACAAAACAGGTCATAAAGCTCATAATTTGCCTTATTTTGCGAAAAGGAGCATAAAAATGGCTTTGAGAGATGTAATACCAGGTAGTTTCGTGATTGGGCAGTCCCAAACGAATTCTATATTAATGAATGAAAATACACTTGTTGGTTTGACTGTAACTGGAAGTTATTTGACAGCTTCCGAAATAACATTCTTGGTTTCTACAGATAACACAAATTTTTATCCGATGTACAATTCTTCTAGTACGGAACTTAGTATTACGACTGGTTCTTATGCTAGAAGTTATAGTCTTGATGCAGAATCATTTTTTGCATGGGATTATGTGAAAGCACGTCAAGGAAATAGTGCTTCTGCTGTAAATCAAACTGAAAAAGATATAGATGTGAAATTTATAACAAAAAGACTGTAAGGTAGGTGAAATATGCGTAGAACAAAAAGAATGACGCTAATTTTTAGAAATAAATCTAAAGGTACACCTACACCTATCGGAGAGAATTCAATCTATGGAGTGAGCTGGGACAAGTCCAGTTCTCCAACATTGACACGAACCGACGATTCTGTCGGATTTACAGCGGAAGCAGGAGTTGGAGCCGGAACAGTTGTGAATGATTTTGACACGGCTGAAATTTATAAAGACATTACAACCTCAGTGGATGCACTCGGAAACACATTCGTAAAGATTCCAAAATTTTACATCAAGAAAACAAATGGAGTTGGAAGCTACACTATTCAAATCAGCCGGTATCAACACAGTGGCTATTATCTTCCCTATTGTTTCTGGGACTTTGATAATAGTGTTGAGCTTGATTATTTTTATGTCGGAGCATATACGACCAGCCTTGACGGATCGAGTCGGTTAGAAAGTAAGAGTGGAAACTATCCGCTTGTCAATACAAATATTGTAAACATGCGAACATATGCTGAGAACAATGGCGCAGGTTATCATCAATTTGATATACATGCTCATGATCTATTGTCCTGTTTATTCATGGTAGAATTTGCGACTCTGAATAGCCAGTCCATTATGTTTGGATTTGCTAATGGAAGATATTCAGCCAGCGATTTAGCGACAGCTACTGAAAATGGTGTCAATAGAATTATTGTAGCTAACGCAATAGCGGATTATTATAGAGTTGGACAACCGATAGGAATTGGAACATCGCGGGGAGGCAATCAAATATTTTATGGCCGAGATATTACTGTGATAGACGTTTATGATGCCAGTAATAAAGCAATCTCATTTGATGGGGCTGCTGTTAATATAGCAACTGGGAACTATTTATATAATGTTGGTTGGAAATCAGGGTTTAGTTCTGGGATTTCAGCTACGTCAGGCAGTTTAGTAAGTAATTCTGATGGTAAGTATCCTTTTGTTTATCGAGGAGTTGAAAATTTATGGGGAAATGTCTGGCAGTTTATAGATGGTATTAACATCAATGATCACCAATCATGGGTGGCACTTAACCATGTCGATTATGCCAGCAATGTTTTTGCATCACCGTACCTACAGTTAGATTATGCTAACCATAACGCGAGTGGATATATAACTGAAATGGGGTTTGACAGCAATTATCCATTTGCACAGTATCCAATTAGTGTTGGTGGAGGAGCAGCAACTTATTATAGCGATTATTATTATCAAGCCACTGGACAAAGAATTGCGTTTGCTGGTGGTAATTGGTATTTCGGTGCGATTGCTGGGTTGTCGTATTGGGTTTTGAGCAGCTCTTCTTCTAGCGCGTACGTCAGTCTTGGCGGGCGGCTTCTTAAATCCTCTCTTTAGGGGGTTTGGGGGTCTCCCCACAAGGTTTTGAATAAAATACGGGGTACAAGATGTGCTCTTGCGATTGCTGGTGGTAATTGGAATAACAGTGCGAATGATGGGTTGTCAAATTGGAATTTGAACAACACTTCTTCAAACGCGAACATCAATATTGGCAGGCAGACTCTTATTAGAAAATGTAAAAAAATACATTTTGTATTCCACACCTCTTGGTGAAAATTAAGCCGTAAAGAGCATAGTTTAGTAGGTTTATTCTCGAAATACTATGAGGCTAATAAGAAGGAAATTATGAAAAGAATTGGATATATCTATGAAAAAATATATTCTTACGAGAATATACAAAACGCAATATTAAAGGCTTCACTAGGAAAAAGAAATAGGAAGTATGTAAAAAACAAAATAGACAATATGGATAATACAATCCTTGAAATTCAACATATGTTAAAAAATAAACTTTACAAGCCATCGCCTTATAACATAAAAATAATTCTTGATGGTGCAAACAAAAAGAAAAGAATGATTTATAAACCAAAATTTTATCCCGACCAAATTATACACTGGGCATTGATATTGCAAATTCAAGATATACTTTTAAAAGGAATGTACAAATATACTTGCGGAAGTGTTCCGGGAAGAGGAACAAGCTATGGTCAAAAAATTGTTCGCAAATGGCTTGATAAAGATTATAAAAATACAAAATATTGTTTCAAGGCAGATATTACCAAGTTTTATCCATCCATAAATATCAACATATTAAAAAATATGTTTTATAAAAAAATTAAAGATAAAAATTGTATATGGCTAATAAACAAAATATTAGATAGTGCCGATGATGGTTTACCGATTGGCAATTATACAAGCCAATGGTTTTCTAATTTCTTTTTGCAAGATTTAGATCATTATATAAAGGAAAAACTTGATGTAAAATATTATATTAGGTATGTAGATGATATTGTTTTATTAGGTAGCAATAAGAAGAAATTACATTTAGCAAAAATAAA